TGACTCTGCATTTGACAAAAAACAATATGTACAATTTAAATGAACATCTGCATTCCATAAAGTTCTAGTATCGGTATAAGAATTTACTCCTAAAGATACGTCTGGAGGCGTTTGTAAAAAACGATAAAATTGCATATAATATTGATTAAAATTTGGAGCAATATAAGGATAGTTATTTGCACTATCCATTACATCACGTATTTGAAACAGTTCTTGTACTGGACGCATTGTAACATTAATTTGTAACTCGTTGTATTGCAGAGCTACTAAAGGAAACGCCATTTGACTTTTAAGCGTGAACCAAGAATTCAACGGAACATAAAGAGTTCTTCCACGAATAGACGGCTCGGCGCCAGATGGGTTACTCGTATAGTATGCGTTTGGATACGCATTCACACGTGTTCCAGAATTTGCTGGATCATACAACTCCGGCACATTTCCAGTCATTTTGTCAAATAACGCTTTTTTTTCTGCAGAAAAATCTCGCTGTACCATTGCCAACAAATATGCACCAGAAAATTCTTGCAATGTTTGATTACCACAAGTAATGGTTATTCTTGAAATCATTTGCGCTCCAATATTTTCAATCCAACGAAACTCATATGGAATCCAAGCACCCGTATTGTTTGCGGTTGCAGTATCATCTGTCTGGGGAGGAAATATTGGACTCCAAATATTAGGAAGTTCAACACTTAAATAACAATCCATCAATAAATCTCCGTAACGCTTCACCTTAAATGTAAAAGTTGACTCTTCAGACAAACGTAATGTTTTAGATCCTTCATAGTCTAATCTGAATTTTTGCAAACTGAAATTGGTATATTTATGATATGTTGATTTGAAAAATGTTTTACTTGGATTACCAGTTAACAAAATATCTTGATTACTTGCCGAAACAAGTTGTATTAATCCACCACTCATTTAGTTATATTATACTGATAATTTATATTTAATTGAATTTATATTTAATTAAATATTTTTCGCTATTATCTAAATATTTTAAATTACAAAATACTTTTAATATTATTATATATTAAATAAGTATGGCAAATGTTTCAGATATAAAAAATAAATTAGGTGGAATAATAAATAACCCAAAATATATGAAGGAACATTTTATAAGCATAATCATTATTATTATGATAATATTAACAGTTGTTTCTGTAATTCTTTACTACTATTATATAACAAGTTTAATGCCCAAAGAATGTTCCATTATGGAAAAAAAATATGGAACTATAAATGGAAAGATTAAGTCAATTAACGCAAATGACCCAAAATGTGGTTACACTTTAAAAGATTACTATATTAAAACCGCTTACAACTGTTGTAGTGGTGGGTCTTATAAACACGATTTTGTCAACTTGTGTAACTTAAAAAATGTATTGAAACAAGGTGTACGAGGTTTAGATTTTGAAATATATTCAATAAATAATAAACCAGTTGTTGCCACTTCAACAAATACTAGTTATTATATAAAAGAAACTTACAACAGTGTTCCATTTTCAGATGTAATGAATATTATTGTCAATTACGCATTTTCTGGAGGCACTGCTCCTAATCCGAATGACCCTATCTTATTTCATCTACGAATTAAAAGTAACAACATTGAAATGTACAAAAATTTGGCAAAAATATTTAAGGAAAATAAAAGATTTTTCTTAGGTCCGGAATATAGTTATGAATATGGAGGTAAAAATATTGGCGATGTTAAATTAACTAGTCTTTCTCAAAAAATAATTCTAATTGTTGATAAATCAAACAACAAATATTTAGACAATGAAGACTTTTATGAGTATGTGAATGTTACTAGTAACTCTGTATTTATGCGTGCATTAAATTTTTACAACATTAAAAATACTCCAGACTTGTCTGAATTACAAAATTTCAATAAAAAAAATATGACTATTTGTATGCCGGATAAGGGAACTTCACCTCCTAACCCTAGTGGAGTTGTTGCAAGGGAAACTGGAAGTCAAATGACCGCGATGCGTTACCAAAATTATGATGTCAACTTACAAGAAGACGAAAAATTCTTCAACGATAATGGTTATGCTTTTGTTTTGAAACCAGATAGACTACGTTATATTCCAGTCACTATACCTAAACCAACACCACAAGACCCAGCTGTGAGTTACCAAACACGAGAAGTTAAAAGTGACTATTATAGTTTTAAAGTTTAAAGTAACAACAAATATTTTACCATTTACAAAAAAGATATTATCTCACTATATTTTAGATAATATATTTACTCAGATGAAAGATTTATGCGATAAAAAAATGTCATTTCAAGAATGTGAGTTAGTTATTTTACGTTCTGCTGTTGATAAAGCAGAAGAAGTTATCGGAAAAAATGCAGTCAATTCGCCAGAAATAACAAAAATGCTTACGATTGTTGAAAATTTTATAAAGAAAAAATCTTTAATTTGTTATGGCGGTACTGCTATTAATAATATTCTTCCAAAAAAAGACCAGTTTTACAACAAGGATATTGAAATCCCCGACTATGACTTCTTTAGTCCAAATGCTCTGAAAGATGCCAAAGATTTAGCAGATATTTATATTGATGCTGGATTTTCTGAAGTAGAAGCAAAAGCCGGGCAACACCATGGAACATATAAAGTTTTCGTGAATTTCATCGGTATTGCCGACATTACTAGTATTCCCAAGGAACTTTTTTATACTCTTAAAAAAGACAGTATCCAAGTAGCGGGTATTTTGTATGCACCACCCAATTATTTAAGAATGGGAATGTATTTGGAATTAAGTCGTCCCGCTGGCGATACTTCTCGTTGGGAAAAAGTGTTGAAACGTTTGACTCTGTTGAATAAAAACTATCCATTAGACTCTGCACAATGTGCTCATATTGACTTTCAAAGAAAACTTACTAAAAACGAGGAATTCGGTAACGCTATTTATGAAAATGTCAAACATACACTAGTAAATCAATCCGTCGTGTTTTTTGGCGGTTACGCTATCTCAATGTACGCAAAGTATATGCCAAAAGATATTTATCATAAGGTGAAAAAAATTCCCGATTTTGATGTTATCTCAGACGACCCTAAAACGACTGCCGAAATTGTCATTGAACGACTCAAAGATGTAAAGGTAAAAAATGCGAAATTTGTGAAAAACAAACCACTTGGCGAAGTCATTCCAGAAAATTATCAAATTATGGTCGGAGGGGATACTATTGCATTTATATACAAACCAATTGCGTGTCATAGTTACAACGTGATTCAAGTGGATGGTGAAGATATTAAAATTGCAACGATTGATACTATGTTGAGTTATTATTTGGCTTTTTTATACGCCGACCGTGACTACTACGATTACAATCGTATATTATGTATGGCGAAATACTTGTTTGAAGTTCAACAAAAAAATAGACTAGAGCAAAAAGGACTGTTGAAAAGATTCAGCATAGACTGTTACGGGCATCAAGAAACAGTGGAAGAAATGCGTGCTGAAAAGGCGGCAAAGTTTAAAGAATTGAAAGAAAAACGAGGCACTTTGGAATACGAAGAATGGTTCTTGACGTATCGTCCGGGAGATAAAAAACAGATAAAGCAAAAAATAGAAGACTTGTCTGTTACAAAAACGAAGAGAAAACACTCTGGAAAAAATAAAACGAAAAAGAGAAAAGGATATTTCTTTTAGAAAAAATAATTTATTATATAATAATGGTAAAAAACGATATTAAAATGCGACTTGCTACTAGATACAAAAATATCTCAAAAACTTTTCATTTGCCTTTTTTAAAAACTCTGTGACTATTTGAACAAACGAATTACTGTTCAAATGTTCCAAGACTTCTCTCGTGAGTATGTATTTATGAATCAAAAAATAAAAATAAATATTGTAAAATACAAATATTTCAAATATTTTTTTAAGTATAAAATGGTACGTTTGTCTTACTAAAGACCATTCATCCACGTAACTACACATTAGCGTTGGTTTTTCTTTGATGTAAAACAAGTGAATATCCAACAGTCCAGAGAGAACACGATGAAAATTCGTTTTTTCATTCTTAACGGATATAATATGAGTTATTTTATCGTACCCTAAAAGGTCCAAGTAAAGAATTCGTTTCCCTTCTTCTTTGGGTAAAATATAAGGAAAAATCCCATCTATATATCTCTCCTTGTGCATAAAACTACCGTCAATCAAGTAAGGAACAAAACAAGACCGTTTCACTACATCCATAATTTCTTTCTTGTTTTTGTATTTGGATTTTATGACCTTTTTTCCTTTTTTTAAATCATAGTAGGTAATAAAAACCCGACCATTCATTCTTTCACAAATATCCCGCGGCAACTTTTTGCGTATTTTGGAGAGAATGTCATCCACTACTTCCAAATGGGTTGTTTTCTTGAACTGGTCAATCGCCATATTGTATATTTCGGTTGTTAAATCCAACAAGTCTGCAGTATATAAGACACAAGCGAGAGAACCAATACTACACCCGGATAATTTATCTACTTCTATATAACCGACTTTCTCCATTTCTCTCAAAAAATAAAGAGCACCGATTAAATAACTTCCATTAAATAATCCTCCGTCAAGAATAATGTCTATTTTCTCTCGTTGATTCTTTTTTGAAAGTGGAATATTATCAACTAATTTGGAAATATACGTTTCTAACATTTGATTTTATATATTTGTATTGTGTATTATTTATAGTTTGAATAAATATACTATAAATGATACGCATTATATTAGATTGACTTTACCTTTTATATTTATAATTTTACATTACGATTCATTAAAGTCCCAAACACGTCCATCCCAATTAACACCTTCTTTTCCTAAATGTTTTACTGATAAATTTTTCAAATTTATTTTTGTGTTGAACTTATTTTTAAATAACATATCACATGTACTACAGTTATATGAATCTTCATATGTATATGAACATTGTTTGTATAACTGGAAAAAACCAACTTGTCTACTTCCCCATCTATGAACATGTGGATTTTCATTTTTATTGTAGTCACTTAAAGTCCAATAGTCTAAACGTTCTTCTGTTCCATACAAAGTATCATCTTCAAGTTTTTCTGGAATGGTTGAAATAAAATCATCTGGTAAAAAAATATCAGAGTCTAGTATTAGTATATTCACTTCTTCTTCACTATGGTGATTACTAACATATGTTTGTGCAAATTTTACAGCACCACCTTTATTAAACTTCGAATTATTTTTATAAAAGTCATTATAAATTAACAGACATAGATTTGAACTATTCATTTTTTTTACAAGATCATGGGTTTCTGTATCGTCTGTTGAACTAACAATGTACCATTTTTTAAAAAACTTTAGATTCTGATCAATTACGTGTTTTAATATATCAGAATAGTTTACACATACGGTAATGCAAATTATTTCACTCATTATTTATATATTATTTTGTAGATAAAAATAATTAAAACGTACTAAAATGATTCGTTACTTTTGATATAAAATAGTACAACGTTCCAAATAGAATACTAGTGAATAAATATCCATATATGTTGATGTTTCCGTCTTTGAAAAACAACACTGGAAAGTATTTAAATAACAAACGTTTGAAAATTGGTAGTT